CCTAATTCAGCAGTCACTCCTGCTCCAGCGGCACCTGCCCAGAAGAAACAGTACAATTGGCAAGGATATGAAATAAATCCAGACGGATCAATTAGAATAGATTAAAGCAACGGCAATCCAGATTCTTTGGTGAGATCTATGTTTTCTTTGATAACATTATACATGGCCATGCGATCTTCGTAGCCATAGATTTGTAACAAGTCATTCACTGTTACACCACCCCGCATGTACCAACTAATTCTAAACAGCTCTTGTTTGAATTGTTTGACTTCTTCTTCTAGCCTAACCAGTTCCTGTTGAATCTCTTCAGCGGATAGGAAGATCAGGCTTGAACGAAAAAATTTGATTGGTCTAGGGTAATAGTAATGTCATTGTCTTTACTACACTCAACACATTTGACCTGATATGAAGGCAATTTCCAAGTGGCTTGGTTCAGTTCCACTTGTTTTTTGATAGCATCATAAATTGTTTTATCACAGTTGTTCATGAATTCCACAATAAACTGTCTATCAGTAACAACTTGTGTGCCAACATCAATACTTTCCACATTGGCAATAAAAAATTCCGTTTGAACTTTTCCAAGATCCACAAACAACTCGTTGATCATTTTTTGTTTTTCGTCAGAATCTTCCATGTTTTCCAGTTGAACCAGTCGCTTGTTCAATTGATATTGTTGTATGGCAATTCCTGTACTTACTTTATAAGTCACAGGTTGTGTGCGTATGGTGATTTTATCCAATTTGATTTCGTTATCATATCTACAGCCAGCAAGATGATCCACAATCCTACTGAGATCCAAATCGTATTCGTTGCTGGTTTCACAACCCGGGCAGGTGTGTGACACTGTTATGGTATTACCGTAAGTGGCAATGCGTATTGCGGCAAACAACAGGTCCGTGTCCAACATGCTGAGTCCCCAGGCATTTTTAATGTTTGGGCAACAGCTTTGTATCATACGTACTGTGCTTTCTCCACTAAACATGGCATCTGGAGTTTTGGCAACAATCTCGTCCATGGCAGTCATGCTGTATACTGGCATGTTTGAACTGTCACCTTGCATCACACCCGGGTCATTGTATGCACCTTGACTGGGCAAATTGATGAATATTTTTGGTTGTCTAAAAAACTGTTCTAAGGGATTATTGGCCATGTTGGCTCCTGATAAATATATGTAAGTGTATTTATATGCGCACTTTTTAGGAATTTTATTTCATGAGCGATACCTCACTACTAGAACAGATACGGGATGGCATCCTTAGATTATCTCCCGATACTTCTGCTCCCGCCAAACCTGGTGCTGCCAAGCCCGCAAGCGGAGGTGGCTTAGTAGAAACTTTTATTACCAATCTTGGTGCCGTTACCACAGGACTTGGCAATCTAGCCAAACAGTTTGTCACCATTGCTGACGCTGGTCTTAAATTACAAGTGGCATGGGATACAGCCAGTCAAAAAATAGGTGATGAAGCCAAAGGCGCAATGGCAACGCTGGCAAGATACGGTGGTGGCCCGTTGGCCAATATAGGCAATGCCGCAGTTGATCAAAGCAAACAATCAATGGCCAATTCAGCGGCTGGAATCGGCGGCGGCGGATTCATGGACATGACTATACGGCTACGTGATGCTGGTCTAACTCTTGAAGATTATAAAAATGCCATGGCCGCCAGCAAAGGTGCTTTGAACAATTTTGGAGCCAACGCCAATCAGAGAGCAGAACAATTGACTGGTGTGGGAATCAAGATGCAAGAAGCGGCCATGAGTTCAGAACGTTGGTCTCATTTGTCGGAACAAATTCCAAAAGAAGAAATGGCCAAGATCATGTTGCTGAGTCAAATGGGTCGAAAAGAAGAACTGGCCAGTGATGAAGCAAAGAAAAAAGCCGCTGGTTCAGCATTGGCATTGGCTGATCAAATAAATCGTGTTGCTGCCAGCTCTGGAAAAAACAGAACGGTGATTGAAAAAGAATTGGAAGCACGTTTGGCCAGTGCGGAAGTGCAAGCACAGCTGGTGGGCGCAAGCGAAGAACAACGCAAAGCCATCATAGCCAGTCAAGCCGCAATATCTGGCATGGGCAAAGGTGCTGGAGATGCCGCACAGATCATTCAAGCAGGCGGTAGACTGAGTCAAGACAATCAAATACAGTTGATGAGCATGGGTCCAAAAGCCATGGGCGAGTTTATCAAAGGCAATCAATTGATGGCCAAAGCCAAAACTGATCAAGAACGCGAAGCGGCACAAGCAATACTGGATCGCGCCAAAGTTGACACTGCTGAATATCAAAAGACCAAAGGATTCCAACGCTTGTTACAAAGTGCTCCTGATAATCTTAGACAGGGACTACGAACAAGCTATGAAGAAAATCTTGAACGTGGCGGAGTTAATGCCGCACAGGCCAATCGTGCTCCTGGACAGTCAGCGGTTGATGCAGAAAAAGAAAGAATGACTGGTGTTAAAAATTTAACGCAAAGTAAATTGGAAACTGGAGCACCGAATCCTCAGGCTGCAGGCCAACAGCGCATGACTGAACTGAACAATGCGGCATTTAGATCAGCAGGCGAAAGTTTAGGAGTACTGAACAAAGAAATCACCAAGCTGGCCAGTAGCAAATCTGGTATTGAAGTATGGGGCAAAGCTATTGAAAAAGTATACGGCAAGGGCGGAGATGTTGAAAAAAGTCTTAATGTTATACTAAATGCTGGCCAAAAGATATTAGGTTCAACAACACCGGGTGGTGGAACAGCTACAGGCACGGGTACTGCTAGAGACGCACCGTCAAACACCAGAAAACCAAAACTTCCTGAACTGAGGGCCACTGGAGGACCTATTGCACCAGATGATCTTTATATGGTAGGAGAGAAAGGTCCTGAGTTGTTTAAATCTAAAACTGCCGGCGACATCATACCTACGGACAAATTTCAAAGTATGTTTGGTGATATTAAAACCAAGATATCCAGTTTAAACAGTCCTAATTCAGCTATTCCTAAAAGTACCGAAGCAAAATCTCCACCTCTATTGCCAGAAGCTTATGTACGATCATTAATGGCATCCCGTACACCTGATAAACTAGCCCCAAGTGCTAATGACAATGCCTTAAAAATAGATCCCAGTGTGTTTAAGAATGCATTTGCCGCTAACAAAGATGCCGCTCTAAATGCAGATACATCAAAAGCATCTATCCCAAAGTTTGAACTTCCAAAGTTTGAACTTCCAAAGATAGATAGAACTTCCGTCACTCCAATGGCCGCACCAAAGATCGATGCTCCACGATTTGATCCTAGCACCATGTCTCGCGCAGACCAAGACCAAGCAAAAAAAGCTGAACGTGATGCTGCCGAAGCCACCAGTCTTTCCAAACAGCAGGCAACTGTTACCAAAAGTCCAGAACCAATGCCAACTGCTGGCGGAACAGTATCCATGAAAGATCTCAACGACTCTTTAATTCGCTTAAATAGTAGTATGGATAAAATGCTAAAGGCAACACTGGACATCAGTAGTCACAGTGAAAAGACTGCTAAAAACTCTGGCAAAGCTACTGGCAATAGAACACACGCTTAAGGAAAACTATGAGTTGGAAAAAATACTTTACACCTGTTCCCGTCAACGGAGACGTATTAAGCCCTATCAATGGAATTAATAGCGGAAACCGTCCAGGACCAGCACGTAGCAACTACAGTAGTTACTTGCCAGATGTATATACCGGTAGTCCAAATCGTATCGAACGCTATCAACAGTATGAAACCATGGATTCGGATCCTGAAGTCAATGCGGCGTTAGACATTCTTGCTGAGTTTTGTACACAAAAATTAAAAGACAACAGCAGTCCATTTGCAATCAAATGGCGCCACAAGGCCACCAACGTAGAAGTTCGTGTGTTGAGTGAGTACTTACAGCAGTGGAACAAGTTACAAAAGTTTGACACACGTATTTTCCGTATTGTTCGTAATGTATTCAAGTACGGTGATGCATTTTTTATCCGTGATCCAGAGAATCAAAAGTGGAATTGGATTGATACCAGTAACTTGATCAAGGTTATTGTTAATGAAAGCGAAGGCAAAAAGCCAGAACAGTACATTGTCAAAGACTTGGCACCTAATTTTGAACACTTGGTAGCCACACAGATCACTGCCAACATGAATTCCAAATCGCCAGGCGCAGGCCCAACCCCAGGTAGTGGCTCAAGTGGCACCAGCGCACAGCGTGGCAGTACTGGTGCAGGCTCAAGCGGCAGCAGATTTGGCATACAATTTAAAGAAAATGCCATTGATGCCAAACATATTATACATTTGAGCCTAAGTGAAGGCTTGGACAACAACTATCCATTTGGTAACAGCTTGTTGGAAAACATATTCAAAGTGTACAAACAGAAAGAATTGCTGGAAGATGCTATCTTGATCTATCGTATACAACGTGCTCCAGAGCGCAGAGTGTTTCATATTGATGTGGGCAACATGCCCAGTCACTTGGCCATGGCATTTGTGGAACGTGTCAAGAACGAAATTCACCAACGCCGTATACCTAGTCAAACAGGTGGCGGACAGAATGTTATTGACAGTGCATATAATCCATTGAGCATCAATGAAGATTATTTCTTCCCTAAGACAGCAGACGGTAAAGGATCGGATGTTACCATGCTTGAAGGCGGCAAGAACATTGGTGAAATTGATGACTTGAAGTACTTTACTAACAAGTTGTTTCGTGGATTGCGTATTCCGTCAAGCTATTTGCCCACAGGTGCAGATGATAGTCAAAGCAATTTCAATGATGGTCGTGTTGGCACAGCATACATTCAAGAATTGCGCTTTAACAAGTACTGCGAACGCTTGCAAGCACTGATCACAGCAGTGTTTGATGACGAGTTCAAGATGTATATGCACAGCAAAGGTGTGAACATTGACAGTAACTTGTTTGAATTGCAGTTTAATCCACCACTTAACTTTGCATCAA